GACCCATACCCAAATCTGCCTTACTCTTACCCTTAAGTATTCGTTTTGCAATCTTATTTCTGGCCTGTTTTCTGGCCCTCTTCATGAGTTTCTTCGGGTCTAAAATCTTTCTTTTAGCTGCTTTCTTTCTAGCAAATGCAATCTTAGCACGGTTCTTACGCATTGCTCTTCGTTTTTTCATACGAGTCTGAATAGAATCGACTTCATTAATGAGTTCGTTCTCTATTTCATCTTCGAATATTTCTGCGAATGTCTTAAGTTCGTTCATTTTTTACCTTTCTTTGATAAGTAAGCGGCAATAGCCATTTTCTGTATCTTCTTGTCTGATTTACCCTTAAACTGAGGTGCATCTGACTTTCTGAAATCATCTACATAATCACCTGCATCGGCGTTTGGACCCAATTCTTCTTTCTTTTGTTTCTTAAAACTCTTCCAGAAATCCTTTCTGACTGTTCTAGATAGTTTACCTCTACCTTCCCAATCTGAATTTTTTGGCCTCATTCTGTATTCTTTGAATGATTTCATATTACTATTTATGTTTCTTTGATAATAATTGTCTCTGTTTCCAGAGCAATGCAGCTTTTGAGGTAGGGAAAGATGATGACCAAGTCATCAATTTTGCATATAAAGAGTTTGTTTTCTTCTCTAATGACAACAAATCATCGTCATTTGTTATCTGAGCAAAGTCTTTCTTGAAGATACTCTTCATTGCTACAATGTTCTTTTCTGATTTATCCCAATCACTCTTAACTATTTCAGGTGGTAATTTTCTCGCCCTTTCAGCGTTTCTTTTCTGTGCATTATCTAATGAGGCAGAAACATAAATCATTTTACAGTCATATCCTAACAAGTCTAATTGTCTCTTATATGCCCTTATCTTCCCTTTATCAGCACTAGTTGTATCGAAGATAAGACCAAGTCTACCCTCTAAAAATCTATCTAAACTTCTTGCAGTCATTCTCTTAGACTTCTTTCTTATAGGGTCTCTGACATCAGCGGGCACAGTTTTTAAATCTAATGTTTGACCTGCCTTCTTGAGACCTGATTCAAATGCCTTGTCTGTATTGACTGTCTTTAAACCCAATGCGTTGAGTGCCAATTGTTTGACGACTGTTGATTTACCAGAACCTGGACCACCCATTAAGAAGACGGCCTTGAAGATACCTGGATCATATACACCTTCTTGTATCAAGTCTTCTATCATATAGGTTGGTAGGTGTGTGTCTTCTATGATTCCCATACCCTTACGAACATCTTTGTATAGTTTAGGTGCGGCTTTCTTATCTGGTGCACCATCCTTAAATGTATCGAAGTCTCCTTGTTCAGCGGCAGCACGCATTTTACTCGCACTCATACCTGATACATCGTCTGCATCTGGATCTCTCTCACCTGCGCTGACTACCTGTATGTCATCAAATTTGTAGAAACCATGTCTTGCCTTAGTTCCATTGTATTTCTTAATCAATGCATCAAACTCTCTGACTCTATCTGAACCAACGACCATAATTATCTCTTTATACCCTTGGTCATATAATGCATTACAGATATCAAATACTGTTCTGGCCGATGCATCTGGTATCAATACCTTCTTCTTAAAGAACTTTCTGAGATACCAAACACACTGTTTATGTGTTAAAGGATTCTTCTTCTTATCTACTGAATGTGATGTGAACACCATAGGATCACCACCGGCTGTTTTTGCAATCCTATGAAGTCTATCTACTAGTTTTGCGTGTCCTGTTGTTGGTGGATTGAAACGACCAAAAGAAAACACTGCCGGTTTATTCTTGGCTTCTGACATAAATCTTTTTAATGTTTTCATAGTTGTTTTACACCTTGAATGTAGTTCTCAGCGGCATCTTCGGCATATGATTCTGAATGACCCTCATACAATTCTGTCTTTACGAGTTCATTACCCATGTAATAATTACAACCCCATACACCATTATCGTTGAAGACTATTGCCTTCTTATCTTGTCCCATATATTCACTAATTAGTTGTGTCATGATAATGCCCATATTGTTGAGATGACTACACATAATACTAATATTTGTTCTACTGTCATCATTTGTCCCAATTCTTCGCCACTGTGAAATTATTTAGTGAGAACTCCATTCTATCTACTAACTTAACTGCCTTACCTGAGTCATCGATTGCGACATATCCTTCTGGATTCACTGTTTCAAAACCTGTAGAAGTCTTCTTGAATGTTCCAATACCCTTTACAGTATTTAAACCTTTAATGACTATATCTTTTGCATTTACCATGTTAGTTTGAAATGTTGTTAATGCAGTTATCAACACCTTTAGGCCAACTAGTTCTCTTCTTAGTTGCACACCCATTTCTTCTTTCATTTTCTTTGTCTTTTCCATTTTAACTTTACCAACTACTTTATCTCTCCAATAATCATCGAAGTGTTTTATGTAATCGTTATAAGTTAGGTTGAATTTACCCTTTCTAATTTGTGCGTTCATGTATGTCTTGTATGTTGCACCTGCACCTTTAGATTGTATTGCCTTTTGAACTTTCATGAACTTAGTCAATGAAGCTTTCTTAATCTTATGAAATGATTTACCTGTTTCTGATAATGCCTTAGTTAATACGACTGTATCTTTTGCAGTCATCTTTGAATTACCTGCAACACTCTTATACGATGCATCGTCAACCCAAACATCTTTACTGTGTCCTAAAGTAGATATGTCTGCACCAAATGATGCACCAAGGTCTTCTATTGTTGAACCCTCATAGGTGGTGTGAAAAACTATACCATATTTTGCGGTGGCTATAGCTTCGCCTAAGTCTGATTCGATATCAGCGGCATATAAGATTGTGTTTGGTTGAAATGTGACATAGTTCACACCATCTATCTCTTCCATTTCCTTATCTGCATCGGTGAACATCAAGTCACCTTGTAAGATTTTATTCCATGAAAGTTTAGATAGATACTTGAATGACTCTATGAACTTCTTCTCTAAGTCACCAGATAGTTCTGATGCATCTTTGATTTGTTGTTCAGATGTGTAGTGTAATTGGTCTTTAGTGAATAGTGATTTCTTTGCAACAAAGAATTGACCTGTTTCTGGATGTTTTCCTGCCCAAATTGCTGGGGCACCATCCCATTTGACTGTCATGTTGACACCTTTCTTTGAGGTGCCTTTCATCATATCTCTGAGAGAACGAAGAAAGTTTATAGCAGCACGACCACCATCAATACCATTGTTGATAATTTCGTCTTCTAAATGTTCTAAATGTAAGTTCTTGACTGCCATATTCTAGTATCACTTTTCTCTTAAGGTTCGTGTAATACTAGTATTTATATGTTATGATAAGTCGAGGCCGGAAACATATGTTGTTCCGTCAGCTGCGAATTGAGTAGTAGTTGAACCACCATTGTCAATAATTTTCTGTATGTGTGCAAGGTCAGCAGTTATACTTGTGACTGTATTGTTAAATGCAGTTCTATCAGCTGCAATTGCATCGGTAGACATCGCATCAATATCTTGCCAAAAGTCAAACATATTACCACTTGTCACTGATGAATTATTACTTCTCCAGTCTGCAACAGCGGCCTTAGCACCACCTGTTCCTGTGTAAGTATGCACTACAGAGGCATCGGTAATTGAATCAGTTTGGCCATCATCGATATAAACACCATGAGCTGATGATTCTTTAATCACAATAGTCTCAGAACCCAATGAAGGATTCAGTAAATCGCTTTGTTTTTGTTTTTTAGCTTGTAAAAGAAGTAGTCTTGCCTTCTCGTCATCGTAATGTCCCATAGAAATCTCCTTTGTTCCTATGGACTATTTAGTTTTTTGCGAGCGGTCTGGAGTGTAATTTTGTCTCTAATTGTTCAATTTTTAGAGCAATAAGGTCCGCTTTTCGGTCCTCGCCATTCTTTCTAAACTCTTTTAAGTCCTTTTTAAGAGCAACTTTCATAGAAATGATGTTAATTACTTCGTCTGGTTTCAGGTTCTTTGTTGCGTTCATCGTTCATTACGCTATCATTATACAGTTCATGTATGCATCTGGATCATCTACATATCTCCAGATTTCACATT